GGTAAAAAAAACAATGACAAAAAATAAAGAAGAAGTATTAGAGTTTCAGGCTATTAGACCTTTCGGTCCAACAATAGTAAGAGGTAAGTTACCCACCCCATTAATTACTTTAATGGATAATAAATCAACACAAATGTTGGATGACAAAAAACTGGCAAAAGAATTTGATCACTCTGGTTCATTAGCAGGGAACGTAGAACAAGAAGTTCGTTTTCCTAGTGAATGGATGGACACTCCAGAGTTTGCTCCAATGGTTAATTTAATAGCTGAAATGGTAAAATCTTATTTATCTATTCCACCCGCAAGTGAAACAATAACACCTGAGTATGTAGGTAAAATGGTTATGGAATCAATGTGGGTAGTTTCTCAATACGCAGGAGATTTCAATCCTTTTCATATCCATGAAGGTCAATTATCAGGTGTATTTTATTTACGAGTTCCCTCAAGTTTACCTGATGAGTATGCAAAAGAAGATCATTATCCAACAGTAGGAGATATTGTGTGGTTCGATGGTAGAGCCTCTACTTTTAGTGGACATAAGTTTCAACACTCTCCCACAGTAGGGGATATATTTTTATTTCCTAATTGGTTGGCTCACGGAGTTTATCCTTTTAGAACAAAAAATGAAGAAAGAAGATCAGTGTCTTTTAATCTTCATTTAATTAAAAAAGAAGAAGAGAAACAATTATTGAAATAAATGATTGATATACATAAAACTCCCATGGTCCGTGTAACGTGGCTCGATGCCCGTGATACAGAAACAGGGTGGATAGAAATAAAAGAAATTATAAAAGCCCCTTTAGCGTTGTGTCAAGAAGTCGGTTGGATGGTCGTGAACAATGAGGAAAAAGTTGTGGTCATGCGATCCTGGTGTTTGGATAAGGGAGATAATAATGGCGGTGGGGCAATTGCTATTCCTAAAACCTGGGTACAAAAAATAGAATATTTAACGGTTAGTTATGCAACACAGTAGTAACACGCAGTTTGTTCAATATGTAGATAATTTTTTTAATGTGGAAACATTAGAATCATTACAAGAAACAATAATAAATTTAAAATATACAGAAGTAAAAAATGACGCTGGTATTTATGGCAAACGACATACCTTTCCTTTACATCAATTTAAAAATGATCCTATCCTACAACGGATAAAAGAATTCTTTTTTCCGAATACTTCATTGGAACCTATATCTATCTCTGCACATTTACGACACAATCAAGGAGAACCTAAAGTTCATGTGGATACAGAAAAAGGTAATGTTGCTAACTTTTTATTTTTTGTCAAAGGTGAGCCTTTATTTAATAATGGTACGGGTTTTTTTAAAGACGGTAAACTATCTTCGCATGTTGGTTTTATAGAAAATAGAGCATTGTTTTTTAATGGCAGTAAAGTATACCATACCGATTTACAAGCGTTAGGAGAAAGTTCTCCTCGCTACACATTAAATATTTTCTATAAAGAAAAGGTAGCTAAAGATGCAGGGTTCTAAAATATTTGTAGGAACACCGTGCTACGGAGGAATGATAACAGTAAATTATTTTGAAAGCTGTTTACGTTTAGCAACCGTAGCTTCTGCAAATAAAGTAGAATTACAATTTGCAACAATTGGAAATGAATCTTTGGTAACAAGAGCTCGTAACACCCTTGTTCAATTATTTATGGATGGGCCTGATTATACGCACTTGCTTTTTATAGACGCTGATATTGGATTTCAAGCAGAAACTGTTATGCGAATGTTAGATCTAGATAAGGATATTGTAACAGGTGTTTACCCTCGTAAAACTATCGATTGGACAAAAGCAATAAAAAAAATAAAAAAAAATCCTGACATAAAAGAAGATGAATTATTGGCATCTTCCCTACAATATAATCTTAATGTTAAAAACCCTGACCGTGTAGAAGTAAAAAAAGGATTTATCGAAGTCTTGGACGGGGCTACAGGGTTTATGCTTATTAAAAAAAATGTGTTTAAAAAAATGGCTTTAGCTTACCCAGAGTTAAAATTTAAATCAGACCAACATTTAAATGATCCTCATGACACAACTTTTGATTACCATGATACTTCCAATTGGAATTATGCTTTTTTTGATACAATGATTGAGCCAGAAACAAAAAGATACCTATCAGAAGACTACGCTTTTTGTCGTTTATGGCAAAAGATTGGGGGGACTGTCTTTGCTGATATAGTTAGTGGATTAACACATTACGGCACATATGCCTTTAAAGGTAATGTAGGTACTCAATTCTTGCCACCAGAGAAGAAATAATTTAAGATGCCTTCTTATGCAATTAACAGATTTAAAGTTTAGGCCTGGCGTAGATAAGCAGGATTCTCCTTACGCAGCCGGGGATCAATTTAAATATATAGACTCTCAATTAGTACGCTTTCATTACGGGAAACCAGAACGTTGGAAAGGTTGGTCATATCTTCCTAATCCTAATCTAACAGTAATAGGCGTAATTCGGGATACGCATTCATGGATTAGTTTAAATGGTACAAGATATCTTGCTTTAGGAACAGATAGAAAATTATATTTATATTCGGAGGGTGCTTTTTTTGATATTACACCTATCCGTGAAACTGCTTCTTTAACTAACCCTTTTACTACAGTAAGTGGTAGTCCAATTGTAACAGTAACCGACAGTGCGAATGGTGCAGCCGTTGGAGATTTTGTTACTTTTAGTAATGGTAGCGCCAATAATGTTTTAGATGGTTTAGAATTTAACAATGAATTTGAAATAACTTCAATCATAGATGCTAGTAATTACACCATTACATTTCCTTCTAATGCCACAGGTGCAACATCAGGAGGAGGAGGCGCAGTAACTGCTAACTATCAAATAAATGTTGGCCCTACTACATCTACTTATGGATATGGTTGGGGCGTTTTAACGTGGGGTTTGAGCACATGGGGAACGCCTCGTTCTTCTTCCAGTGTTACCATCACTGCTCGTCAATGGTCATTAGATAATTTTGGAGAAGATTTAATAGCTACCGTTTTAGACGGAGGAACATTTAAATGGGACACTTCTGGTGGAACAGCGGTAAGGGCCGTGAGCCTCGGTGTAACAGCGCCGGTTGCTTCTCGTTTTTCTTTAGTATCGGCTGACACAAGACATTTATTTTTATTTGGTACATGCACAACAGTTACTGATTCATCAACGCAAGATGATTTATTTTTTAGATTTGCAGATAGAGAAAGCTTAACCGTGTTTGCCCCAACAGCGGGGAATGAAGCCGGGTCTTTAAGGATCGCCGATGGTTCACGAATTGTTGGAGCGGTTAGATCTACTGGTCAAATTCTGGTATGGACTGATCAATCCTTGCATGGTATTCAATTTGTAGGAACTCCTTTTACATTTGGTCAACGACAACTAGGGGCTAACTGTGGATTAATAGCGCAGCACGCAGCTATTGATGTCAATGGTAAAGCTTTTTGGATGGGGGATGATGCGTTCTATATGTACGATGGTGTTGTTAAAAAAATGCCGTGTTCCGTGCAAGATTATGTGTATGATGATTTAAGTTTTACTAATAAAAATGATATTGCTTGTGGGGTTAATCCAGAGTTTAATGAAATACAATGGTATTATCCTTCGGCTAACGCCACACAAATTGATAGAGTAGTTGTTTATAATTATTTAGAAGGAACATGGTATACTTCTACATTAGGTAGAACAACGTATCTCGGTAATTACACATATGAAAATCCTATCGCTACAGAATTTAATGCTAGTTTAGTAGCAAATGCTACTACAAGCACAGGAGTAACAGATACACCTTTGGGTGTAACAGCAGGTGCTTCTTATGTTTATAATCAAGAGGATGGCAATAATCAAGCAAATGGAACAGCAATTACATCATCTTTAACAACAGGGTCTGTTGAGATTGGAGATGGGGATCAATTTATGTCTGTCTCTAAATTTGTTCCAGATTTTACATCTTTAGCAAATGATTTAACAATTACTTTAACTTTAGAAGACTATCCGCAATCCACATCTTCTCAGACAACAGCGGGAAATGTTAGTAGTACGACAACTAAACTTGATGTAAGAGGAAGAGGTCGATCAGTAAAATTAAATTTTGCTACTAGCACAACAAATGATACAAATTGGAGATTAGGTTCAATGAAGTTACAACTTAGACC